CAAGAGATTACGTACGAACAATAACTGACATGAAGCGCTACTACTATGGCGCTGGAAACGCAATGGGCTACTCATACTCTGGTAGCGAACTGCTGGAGGCTGACAGCCCAATGCTGTCCACGACTGCTGGAACCTACCAAGCAATCTACGGGCGCAAGGTCTGGTCGCAACTGAACCAAGAGTTCAACGCTTTCAGCATCCTTCCAAAGAGGCCATGGGACAGGTCTGGATGGCGAGTCATCACTGGCAAGCCCTCGACTGTCGTTGGCGGTGGTGTTGCTGAGAACGCAACCCTACCTGAGACGCAGAGGCCGACCTTCCAGCACATCGCCGCGAAGCCTAAGACCATCGCACACACGTTCGATATGTCTGAGACCGCAATCTTCCTAGCAGACAAGGATGACGGAATGGGAGACATCCGCTCCGTCCTCAAGGAAGAGATGGGCAAGCACCACGCAGAGATGGTCAACATGATGCTGACCGAGGATGTGGACAACACGGCTGGGAACAACTTTGAGTCCCTAGACAGGATTACCGCCGCTGATGGAACGACTAACGGATTGACTGGACTAAGAACATCCGGTGGAACAACACACTGTTCCGCAGCAGACCTAGACATCTACTCCATCGATAGGAGCAGCAACGGATGGTCCGATGCAGAGGTATCCTGCGGAGCAGACAAGGGAGCCGCTAACAGGAGAACCATGAGCCTAGACCATCTGGACGATATGTTCCAGAAGATGTGGGTCCGTGGTGGTAACCCGAAGGTTATCCTAACGCACTACGACACTCTAATGAGGCTACAGCAACTGCTACAGTCCCAGCAGAGGTTCATGGAAGAGAAGAGGGTCACCCCCACCTACAACGGTGTGAAGGGTGTTCCCGGTATCGAGGCTGGATTCATCGTGGCAACCTACAACGGTGTTCCAATCATTCCTTCCAAGGATGTCACGCCAGACGGAATAGGCAGGATGTACTTCCTAGACACTGACTACCTACATTTCTCCACTGCTATACCGACCCAATACTTTGAGTCAGGTATCGAGACTGGCGACCCGTTCGCCATCAACAGACTGGGCCAAGAGGGGCTCTACCGAACCATGGGTGAGGTATGGACCACTTTCTTCGGAGCACAGGGGAGCATTCGTGACCTTCAGTGAGTCATGATGGAGATAATAATAGAGGTGAAATGATATGGCAGCAGAATTAACACTAAGCGGAACAGCAACAGCGGCACTTGCAGGTAACTGGGAACTCAGAGCGGGTTCACACGATACGGCAGGATGGCTAGACGGACAGGCAACAACGGGATACCCCGGTAGCCTTGACGGTTTCAAACCACAGAACGTAGCAGACGGTGGAAGCGAGTCCAACAACCAAGGATACGCATCAGCGCCCAAGATGGCACTAATCAACGTGACAAACGGCGCAGACGGTGAGACAATCATCCTCGGTGGCGGAGCATCAGCAATACTCAGCGTTATGGCAACACCAGCAGAGGGAACACCTGTTCTTACAGGCGCAACCTTCTCTGGTCTAGAGGTGACAATGCAATATGCAAGCGGCTCGACCAACGTGACCACAGTCATGGTACTATACAACTGAGGTGGGTAGTTGCCCACCTTAACTTACGAAGGCGTCCTCAAGTGGAGACCAGCCCCCGGTGGGTTGGGAACCGTCGAGAGGGGAGTAGCCAACGAGGTTTCCCAAGAGTGGTTGGATAGGTACGCCCTCACCCTCGGTCCAGATTGGGTCGTGGGTGGAGGTGACCTCCCTACTCTCGATGAGGGGAACGATGGCATACCAGACCCCTCGTGGACCGTAGCCAACATCAAGAAGTGGCTAGGTGACGAAGGCGTAGAACTTGGATACGGATACAAGACGAAGACAGTTCTTCTTGGTATGGTCGAGGAACACTTAAATCCCTCAGCACCTGAGCCTGTAGTAGAAGAAGTGGCTGAAGTCGCTGAAACTGAACTAGAAAACACAATGGAGTGATAAAATATGGCAACAGTAACTATAGACAGCAGACCCAGTGTAATGGGCAATTTGGTAATGGTAACAGGTAGTTTCACGGCAGACGGAACGTCGCAGACCGTGTCTCTAGCCGACCACCTATCATCAATTGACTCTTTCACCATAATGCCAGTAGACGCATCAATCGTGGCAGCCCCAGTCGTGACAATCGACACGGACCCAGTCACTGATGTTCTACTGACAGTGGTGAACTTGAAAGCATACAGGTTTATGGCTCTAGGTCAGCGCTGATTAAGGCGGTGACATAGATGGCAGCAGGTGTAACAGTCCTCGGACCCTACCCACCTAAGCAGTTCGACAAGGCTGGTACGGCTTACACTTCGTCAGGGTCAAGTGCGACTCTGGACGCAAGGATGACCGCTGATGTGGCCGCTCTTGGAAACGCTAGTAATGTGGTATCAGTTGAGCCCATCATGGTCTTAGGCAATGTTCATCTTGTCGTTTACATGAAGGCGTGATGGTAGTTGGCATGGGATTTGAAGTCAGAACTCTAGACATCGATGACATCTCAAGAGCGCAGAAGCAGAACGTCCGTGTAGACACAGCCTACGACAGTGGCGTAGTCCAAGACAAAGAGAATCCATTGAAGGGCGTGACACGCTCTCAGAGGGCTAGAACCTCTGAGGTCGGAGACGTTCTCAACATAGGCGCTGGAACCAGATGCAAGCATTGTAGTATGCTCCATTTCCTATGGCGAGCCGATTGTGGCTCATGCGGAAAGCCTATGGAATATAACCTCGGCCACAGAGACGAGGAGGCGAGGATGTAATGCCACAGGTATTCAGCCCCGGAGAGCCAGAGACTCGACCACTAGACCCAGAAGGCATAGTATACACGACACCACAGAAGGTCGCTGACCTCCTTGAGATAGGGGCGCAAGAACCAGTGTTGATGTCTGCTAATGCAGAAGCGGCTGGAGTATTCGTAACAGGTAGCGATTTCAGGAACATAGGCTTCTCTGTCGATGATAGCATACTCATCTACAGTGACTCTGACCCAATGGGATTGGAGCGCACCATAACTGGTATCACCTCTACCGCTGGTGGTGTCAAATTAGCATTCACGGGTGACATAAATCCCGGTCTGTATGAGATAGCAGACAACGGTTACGTGCAGAACCAAGCATCCTTCACCAACGGGATGGGAAAGAACAGAGGTCTGACGAAGAAGAAGGTGGAGTCCATCATCAAGAGGATGCAGGATAAGATAGACAATCTCACCCATAACTCATGGAGACCATACCTAGTCAGCGCTGAATACATCAATTTCGATACCTACAAGCCCTATAGACGGCGTTATTACACCGACTACGTGGGAACTACCCCTCTGCTATTCAGGAACGTCCAGCAGGTGCTGAGGCTAGAACTATGGCAGGGTGATGACTATCGTGAGATAGGTGCGGCTGAGGCACGCATCACCTTGCCGGATAGCGTTCGTTCTCTCACTGGCTCCATAGTCATGTCACCCGGAAACGGCAGTTCCGCCACTCTCGCTATCGGCACAGGGACAGGGCAATGGAGAGCGGATTTCGATAAGGCTACCACTGCTCAGAATCTTGCTGACCTCATCAACAAGGAGAATAGGGTGAGTAAGACAGCCTTGGAATTCGTCGAGCCTTCTTTCTTATTGGAGGGTAGTACAACCAATGTCGGGGTCCACAACGAGTTCCTCGCTACGGCGAATGCCGATTATGGAACTGGGAAGGTCAAGATAACCAGCATGAGAGACACAGTTGGTGGCGAGAGTTGCACGATTGTGGCTACTGATAACAACATAGGAATCTCTCAGACCTCTGGTGCTTCCACCACTTTCAGTAGTTGGGACAACCAAGATAACGGTACTGGTGTGATTACGGTCACCAGCACGATAGGCAACGGCAGTGTGGTTTCTTTCGACTCGCTTGCAGGAGGAACTGGGTACTCTTCTACTAATGCAGTCGCTACTTCTGGTGGCTCTGGTTCCGGTCTCACTGTCAATACCACTGTCACTAACGGTGTCGTGACGAACGTCGTGATTAACTCACCCGGTGAGGATTATGCGGTAGATGATTCGATTACCATCTCTGGGGGGAGCGGTACTGCTTCCTTCACTGTGACATCAATCTCTAACACTAGTTTCGCAGATGCTGGTGTGGCTCGTGACACTAGTGGAAATGTGTTTAGGTACACAGGAAAGACGGCAAGCACGTTCACAGGTTGCAAAATCATAGTAGGTAGTAGTCTTAGTGAGATTGGTGGTACGATAACTCAGAACAGACTCAGCATAGACCTACAGGGTGGTAGTGCTAGTGGCGATAAGGGTAGGCTACGAGACTGGTGGATAGACAACGAGATGGGTATAATCTACTTCAACAACTCGTATCCGTTCTTTGAGTGGAATGCAATCAAGGTGGCTTACATCTACGGTGAGAGGTATCTGGAACAGGCCATAGAGGACGTATGTACCAAGATGGTCGCTATTGATTTGCTGATGAGTGATGATAGGAGCGTTCTCATCCCAGAGGGCTCGCAGAACGTAGACCTAGCATCTAAGATACAACTGTTCAACATGGACATAGAGAAGACCCTTGCTAGATACAAGGAAGTGGTAATCTTTGGGTAATGAAGTGACCAGAGGATGGTTGGTTTCTCTTGAGAAAGTCTATACTGACCCTAAGTACCAAGAGGAGATAAGGAAAGTCGTAATCAACACACCAGAGGATTATCGTAAGAAAGTCGAATCAGACGAGTTCAGAGAAGCAGGTATGAAGGAGAAGGATGGGGAATACTTCCTCGCTAACGGTCAGAAAGCACCAGAGGATAGAGTCAGGTTCGTTAAGGAGAACATAGACAAGAGGATGCTGACGGAATCTCCCACTCTACAGGCACAGAACCTGATAGTCAAGGGTGGTGTGATAGTCCCCGATAAGAAGCACCATATGAAGCAGAAAGCGAAGAAGGTGAACTGATGGTAGCGACATTCAAGGAAGGCATTGACATAGTTGTTGATTTATTCAAGGACAATTGGAATCGTGC